GTTTTGTGAATAGTTTTATTTATTTTATTTGTAAATGTTTTGTGAATAGTTTTATTTATTTTATTTGTAAATGTTTTGTGAATAGTTTTATTTATTTTATTTGTAAATGCAATAGGATTTATTTTAGTCACTACATCCACCACCACTCCACTCCGTGTAGTGACTAAAATAAATCCTTATTTACTTCGCTTCGCTCAGATTATGCTTGGGTGCATGCACAGCCTGCACAGAGTGGGGCGCCCCACCTATTTTATCACCAAAGGTTTAAGAGAGGAGCCCACCTCACCACCACCCCACTGCTTTCGCACTCCTCCAACTTAAACCTTTGCTTTTGCTTTACAAAAGCCCAACCCCTTCCACCCAAATACCCACCTGACCCCACACCCACCCCTCCCCCTTGTCGCCACCCCTTCCGCCACCCCCCCCTTATAAAAAAATAAATACTATGTATTTATTCAGCCTACAAAAACCACGCATGAGAATTATAATCGACCTTGTGCGCTATAGGCACACAAGGCTTTTAAAGTTTATAAGTATTATGCTTTTTGTAGGCGATGACATTTTAAACCTATATACTATACTATATATATATATATATATCTATATACTACTACTACTACTACTATGATAAATAAGTTCCACATACGCATAGGAAACGAAGGTTAAAATGAAAGTCTCTAAATTGCTATCACTAGATTATGAACTTGTTAAACTACTCTCTCAAGAAGATAATGCTTCAGCATTAGTAAATGAATTAATACTCAATCACTATAAGGACCCTAGGACTGAGGATGAGATTATTAAAGATGTTAAAGATAAGATTGGTGCTAAGGCTCAAGCCAAGATAGATAAAGAGCTTATGGCTGAAAAGATTAAACAAAGAATGGCTGAGATGAAAACAAATAAAAATAAAGCAAGCTTTGAGGATAAAAATGACGTGTAAAAACTGTGGTAACTACTCAGGTGATCATGAGCTATGTTATGAGTGTAAACGATTTGTTGAAGAGAACAAAGCAGAAGAAATGGGAAGAGATAAATCAAAAGAGCCTGTATGGTAAAACGATGCAAGGTTTGCGGTAAACCACTTCACTCAAAAAACAAAAGCGGTTTATGCTCATATCACTATACAAACAAATGGAAATCAAACTCGATAAATGGCAAGAAGAAGTTATGAAGACTAAAGGCAATATGTGTTTAAGGAGTGGAAGGCAAGTTGGTAAATCTACTGTAATAGGTGTTAAAGCTGCAACCTACGCACTCACAAATAAAAACAAACTAATCATGATTATAAGTAAAACAGAGAGACAGGCTAGCTTATTGTTCGCAAAGGTTTTATTCAACCTTCACCAATTAAATAAAGATGCAATTATGACTGGACTAAACAGACCAACTAAACACCTAATAAACTTAAAAAATGGCACACAAATATACTCCCTCCCAGCAGGAGACACTGGCTTTGGAATTATGGGCTTCACTATTAACCTTCTTATCGCTGATGAAGCAGCCTTCATCCAAGAAGAAGTATGGAATAGTATAATTCCAGCACTAGCTATAACCCGAGGAGAGATTTGGTTATTAAGCACACCCTTTGTAATGAAAGGATTTTACTATGATTGTTTTAATGATCCATCATTCACCGCGTTTCACACTAGCTCAGAAGATTGCCCAAGAAAAGACCAAGCATTTCTAGATAATAGAAAGGCCAGACTAACCAAAGCACAATATGCTCAGATGTATCTTGGTGAGTTTGTTGATGAGATACTTAGATTCTTTCCTGAAGAACTGGTAATGAAATGTTGTGTTCTAAAGAGAAGAGAGAAAATAAGAAGGGAAAGAGATTATTTCCTCGGTTGTGATGTTGGAAGGATGGCCGACAAATTCACATTCGAAATACTGGACGGAACAAATAGAGAGAATGTTGAACAAGTTGAAAATATAAATACAATGGACCAACCAATTCCTGAATCAACAAGAACTATCATATCACTTGATATGACTTATGATTTTAATAAAATCCTAGTTGATAGCGGTGGGATGGGAATAACTGTTTGTGATTTGTTAAGAGAAAATGATGGGACTAAAAGAAAAGTTGTTGAAGTCAACAACTCCTCAAGACCAATAGATAGAGATGACAGACAAAGGAAAATTCTTAAAGATGATCTCTACGCAAATCTAAAGAAGATGATGGAACAGGGAGAGATTAAATTATTAGATGATGAAGATGTTAAGGAAAGTTTGAGATGTATTCAAAGAGACTTCTCAGAAGAAACAGGCAAAGCTAAAATCACAGGAACAGAATCTCACATCACCGAGGGATTAATTAGAGGTGCACACGGAATTAAATGCAAAGGTTTAAATCTTTTCGTTTATTAATTAGAACATGGCATACGACGCAACAATTACAACTGAAGATGAAGTGGATGTTATGAGTGGTGAGAATGTTGATGCGACTGGTGCAACTGCAGATAGAAAAGCGGCGTTAGTAAAACAAGCCGAGGGTTTTCTAAGTTCATTATTAAGAGATGATGTGACCGCAGGATATGCGGGTTATGGAACAAATTTAAAATTAATTTTAAATGAGTATGGGGCAAGATATGCTGCGATGAGTTTAATAGCTTTTAACATGGCAGGATTCACATCAAGAGTTGAAGGAGAAGATATGATTAATGTGCATGTTTTAAGGATGAATGAAATTAAAGAAATCTTAACAACTGATGATACAATAAATTTCTTAAAAGGTACATAATGGCATTAAAATTAAAAGGTGTTCCAAATATATTTTCAACTTCCAAAGAATTAGGAGTTGGAACTGATAAAAAACAATCTTCAGAAAGAGACTTCAAAACTAATAGAGTAAATTTAGGTTACGCTGAATTTGAACTTGTAGATTCAACAACTTACGGAAATATGGGCAACACTAGGGCAATTATATTTGCTGATAATGTGGAAGGAATAATAATGAATGCGTTTACAATACCTAAAGATTTTTTAGGGGGAGATATAACATTTAAATTATATTGGATGTCTGGTGCTGCTACTGGAAATACAGACTTAAGATTTCAAGTAGATGGAGGAAGTGAAGGGGGAGTAGATACAGATTTAAGTAGTTCAAGTGGAAGTTTAATTGATGCAACCGCCGGGAATAATAAAATTAATATCTTATCCTGGACTACACCAGGAATAAAATATAAAGCTGATGATATTATAATTATAAACGTTTCAAGAATTGAGATGCAGTAGCAGATACATTAAACACAACACTCGGAGTTCAATCTTTATCTATAGAATATGAAGCATTTAAATAAATCAAACACAAACAAATAACATGGCATTTGACATAACCTCAACAACAAGCGAATTAGATCAAACGATTTCGGTAGTTAGTGAACCATCTGAAGAAGTTGATGGAGAAGAAGAGAATAGATGGCAGACTTCTAACTGGACTAAGTACAATGGTTATTATAAAGAAAACAATCCGGCGAAAGGAACGATTAATCAATTAGGAAAATGGGCGGTTGGACGTGGGATAACTGGAGAAGAAGAAACTTTAGATAAATGGATTGGATGGGGGAAAGATAGTGCGGAAGATATTGTAAACAACTTAGTGAGAGTTAGGCATATCAACGGAGATTCTTATGCAGAAGTTATTAGGGAAGGTGATAAAATAATAAATCTTAAACCTTTGAATCCTGGCAAGATGATTCACATCACAACAAAACAAGGGATGTTAAAAAGATATGAGATGACTACAAGCCAAGGAAAAGATAATATTAAATTTAAACTAGAAGATATATTCCACTTAATTCTAAACAGGGACGCTGACGAGGTTCACGGAACCGGAGATATAGAAAGTGTTTCAGGTTACCTAGATAAAATAAAACAACTCGATGAAGATATGAGTGTTTTGTTTCATAGGTTTATAGTTCCAGCAATGATATTTAAATTAGATACTGATAACACTGCGAAGATTCTAGCCTTTAAAACAAACATGGATAAAACATTGAACACAG